GGCTCGGTGGCGAGCGGCGCGTCGGCGGGCCTCGTCGGCAACGCGTACATCGTGTGGTCGGTGATCTGATCGCAGCGACGACCGGCGGGGCAACTCGCCGGTCGAAGCATCTGTGGTCAGCGTTTTTCTCGGAGGCGATATGCCAATCACCAGCAAGAATGTCACCATCACGACCAGCGCGACGCTGATGCACACGTCGGCCAGCAACGGCTGCCGCATATATCTGTACAGCGCCAGCGGCGGGCAGGACATCACTATTGGTCCCGCAACGGTAGCGTCTGGCACGGGCTTTGTGCTATCGAGCAGCAAAAACAGCGAGCTGACCATCGATCTGCCGCCAGGCGACAGCCTGTACGGTATCGTGGGATCATCGACGCACACCATTCGTCTCACGGTAGTGGAGTACTGACATGGCGCTCGGCCTGACCGTTACCGATCTGCGCGAGTACCTCGACCAGGTGCCGGATCGCGCCGCGCAGCGCGTGACGGTCACCGGCTCGCCGACTGGCGGCACGTACACGCTGACGTACCAGGGCGTCGCGACGGTTGCCATCGCCTACAACGCCACGCCAGCCACCGTGCAGGCGGCGATCACGACGGTGGCCGCGACGTCGGGCGACGCGTCGCCAGTGTCGGTGTACGGCAGCGCCGGCGGACCGTACCTGGTGGTGTGGTCGGCGCGCAGCGCGCGCATCGCATCGCCGCTGCTGCTCGGCACCAACAGCCTGACCGGCGGCACGACACCGTCGGTGACGATCGTCCCGGCACTGGACGCGCTGCTGCAGGACATCCTCGACCGGGCCTGCGCGATGGTCGAAGCCGCGCTGCTGCCGGTGGCCTACGCCGCGTACGGCGCCGCGACGGCGCGCAACATCCGCACCGAGCCGTACCGCACGACGTACTTTCGATTGCCGGCGCACCAGCACGGCAGCGTGACCAGCGTGGTCGAGGTCGATACCCTGACCAGCACGACGGGCACGACGATCAGCACGGACGACTACGTGCAGGAAGACGGCTACGTCATCGCTGCCGGCACCGAGTACCGATGGCCGGCGTCGCGCGTCTACCGCGTCACGGCGGTGTACGGCTACGGCGCAGCGCCAGCCGACGTGCAGCAGGTTGCGCTCGAGCTCGCCGTCAACATGTGGAGACAGCGGGATCGCGGTTTGTACAGCGAGACGCAGGGCGTTGAGGGCGGTGGTTCAGTCACGTACATCGGCGGGCTGAACGCCACGCAGCGCATGGTGATCCAGCGCGCGCGGATGCAGTGGCGTGAGGTGGTGACATGACCACACGCATCGACATCGATGGACTCGAGAAGCTCCTGCAGCGTCTCGATCCGGAGCGCGCTCAGAAGATCCTCGACTCGCTGATCACGCGGGCCACGGCGCTGGTGCTGGCGGAGACGAAGAAGCCCGGGCCGCGTGGCCCGCGACCACGTCCGATCATGATGGGCGGCCGCGTGTTCCGCGACATGACGCTCGGCGAGTACACGCCGGTGATGACCGGAAACCTGCGACGGTCGATCACGTCGCGCGTGGAGCTGCCGCGCCAGCGCGGGATCGTCGGTACCAACGTCGTGTACGCCAAGCGGGTCCATCGCCGCAAGCCGTTCCTCGAGTGGGCGCTGCAGCGCGCGCAGGAACCGATCCGCGACGAGATCGACAAGGCCGGGCAGAAGATCGTAGGTGGCCCGTGAGCTATCGTCTCGAGGACATTGTCAGCAACCTGCACTCGATCTACGGCAGCATGCCGGGCATCACGGCGACGATACCGTACGAGCCCCGCGCCGTCCAGGCGCCGCCTCTGCTGTACACGCTGCTGGACACCGTCGAGCGCACGGACGCCACGACGTCAGCCGGCAGCAACACGCGGCTGGTCGCGTATCGGTATCGTCTGATCTCGCGCATCCTGCTGTCGTGGCGCGACACCGAACAGGCCGAGCGCGATGTGCGATACTATACCGGCGCGGCACTCGACCTCATGGAGGTCTCGGCGAACCGCACGCTCGCGGGACTGATTACGGCGGGCAGCGGCGCGACCATCGAGAGCATCGCCACGGGATGGATCGTCGTGGACGGCAACGAGTACAGGATCGTCGACATCACGACGGCGGTACACGATAAAGTGCTGAGGGGATAGCATGGCAGACAACTACAACATCCTCGAACCGGTCACGACGCCGTCGGGAACGCAGCAGCGAAGCATCCGGGCGTTGGAGGTGTCAAGTCAGCTCTATGCCGCGGCGGTGATGCACACCGCCTCCGGCACGGCAATCGGCCACGCCGAAGACACTGCCCACGCGAGCGACGACGGCGGCGTCATGGCGCTGGCTGTTCGACGCAATACGCCGCTATCGTCGTCCGGCACGGCTGGCGACTACAGTAGCCTGAACGTCGATGAGCAGGGACGGCTCTACGTCAGGCCTGTGTCATATTCGGCTCTGACGCTCACATCAGCAGCGCCGACACCAACCGGCACGGACATCACCGATGAGACTGGTGCTGCGATTGCGTCGGCGGATCTGGCAATTCGCACTACGTCTGGGACGTTATATTACTTCTACATTCCATTTGCGATTGTCGGGTACACTGCGTGCACGATCACGCTAGACACTGGCAACAACGCTGCCACTACCACTGGCGCGGCATTCAACCAGGCCACAACAGCGCAGTTTTATACTGCGCGAGCCCTCGGATCGCTGACATTGGAGCTCACTGGCGTGCTGACGTTTGGCGCTAGTATTGCGGCAAGCGCCACAGTTGGCGCGTTCAACGGCGCGACCATTGCGTATGCCACCAGTCCTGCCGCGATTGCAATCTCCGCATCGCAAACCTATCGGTACAATGTGCCTGAAATGGCAACGCCCTCGCCGTATCTGGCGTTCTACCTGCGCGGTGGCGCAACCGCACCAGGCTCGGGAAACTTCGGAGTCGTGATCAATCGTTGGTAGGAGGAACACACCATGGCCGTCGAGCTAGCCTTTGAGACACTGCTGGCCGCGATCGAGTCGACGCGCGGAACCGCGATCAGCGCGCCGACACATCTCATTCACCTCGGCGGCAGCATCACGCCGACGAAGAGCGTCCAGGCGCCCGACGAGAGTCGCGGCACGCTGGCCAGCAACTACCGCACCGTCGCGACGCGCTACGGCGCGACGTTCGAGATCGCCGAGGGGCCCGTCGACACGCGGATCCTGCCGTTCCTGCTCAGCGGTATCCTGAACGGCAACGTCTCGGCCACCACGCCGGGCGGCGCGACGAACACGCGCGAGTGGGCCTTCGCCCGCGACATCACAGCCGACGACATCGAGAGCTACACGCTGTGGTTCGGCGACAGCTCGATCCGCCAGTGGGTCGGCGCTTACGCGATGTTCCTCGAGGCTACGCTGTCGAACGACGCGTCGAGCGAGGACGGCGTGCTGACGTTCTCCGGCAACGGCGAGTGTCGCAAGATCGCGACGAACAGCCCGGCAGACGCGGCACCAACTGCGACGGCTGGCGCGATGCTGCCGGGCCAGATGATGTCGCTGTTCATCGACACCAGCTCGGCGATCGGCACCACGGCAGTGACGGGACGTCTGGTCAGCGCGAGCCACACGCTGCGCACTGGCGTCACGTTCAAATATCTGGGCGGCGGCGCGACCAGCACGCTCGACTTCGCCAGGACTGGGCGTTCACGCGTGATCGGCATCACCACCACGATCGTGATGGAGCTGCCGGACATGTCGCAGTACGACAACTGGGCGAACCACGACACGCTCAAGGTCCGCGTGATCCACAACGGTGCGACGATTGAATCCGGGTTCAACCACCAGGTCATCGTCGACACCTACGGCCCGTTCACGGCGCTGTCGTGGGGCACCAACGCCGATTCGAATCGCACCGTGGAGCTGACCATCGAGGGGCAGGTCGACGCCACGCTGGCGAGCGACTGCCAGATCAAGGTGTTCAACGACTCGGCGACACTCTAGCATCGGTGGTCGGATTTTCAAGCATCGCTGGGGGCTGTTTTTTTAGCAGGAGACACAGACATGTTCGCCAAAGGCAGGGTAGCTATCGGCGTGGACGGCGAGGTCGCTGACGGTGCGATCACGCCGGCAATCGACGTCATCTGGATTCGGAACCGCATGAGCGTCGCAGTACAGCAGGCGGTGCAGTCCGAGGCGACATCGATGAAGGGCTCCGGCGGACGGGCCATGGAGGTCGACATCGACGTCGGGCTATACCAGCTCGCGCTGCTTCGGCAGAACATCCTGGCATGGCAGGGCCCGTCGTTCAACGGCGTGGTCTGCACGCCAGAGACGATCGGCGAGCTGGACGCCAGTGAGCCGCTGGTACAGCGCGTGCTGCAGGAGATCAGCGACCGCAACGCGCGCCGAAGCCCAAACGCAACGAGCTGATCGCGCGATGGCGTGCGCGGTTTCGCGGACGCGCGGTCAGCGCCGGACAGTACGACGCCCACATCAACCTGCTGCTCATGGACGTCGCGCGCCTCGATCTGCGCGACGTCGATGACCTCGATCCCGACGCGCTCGACGAGATCATGGCAGCATACGAAGCGCGCAGCCAGCAGCAAGAGTCCGAGCGCAAGGCAGCAGAACGGAGACGGTGATGGCTAAGGCTGAGCTCGAGATCATCGTCAAGCTCAAGGACATGGCGAAGGGCGCGCTCAACGATCTCAACACCGGACTGACGGGACTCGGCACCGGCGCAGCCGTCGCAGCCGGCGCCGGGATTGCTGCGGTCACTGCCGGGTTGATCAACATCGGCGACCAGGCATCGAACGCGCGCACCGTGCTGCAGGGACTCAACGACGTCGATCTGACCGCAGTGCTCGACGATGCCCAGCTGCTGGCTCGCAGGTACGGCGAAGACGTCAACAAGACGGTGGCGGCGACGCGCACGTTGATGGAGGATTTCGGGCTGACCAGTGAGGAAGCCAACGACCTCATCGTGTCGGGCTTCAACCGCGGCCTCGACGCCTCCGGCGATTTTCTCGATACCATCGGCGAGTACTCGAATCTATTTGTTGATGGTGGCGCCACTGCCGAAGAGTTCTTCTCGCTGCTGGAGAGCGGCTTGGCCGGCGGCGTGCTCGGCACCGACAAGGCCGCCGACGCCTTCAAGGAGTTCGGCATTCGGCTCAGCGAGCTGCAGCTGGCCGAAGGCGACATGACGTTCGCCGAAGCGCTCGACGGCTCTGGCGAGATCGTCAAGCGCATGGTCAGTGGATTCGAGAGCGCACTCTACTTCACCGATCTGTCGGCCAAGGAGATCAACGATCTCCACCAGGGCCTGATGGACGGATCGAAGACGACGGCCGACGCTTTCAAGATCATCGTCCCAGCACTCGCCGGAATCGAGAGCGAGGTCGAGCGGAACGCCGCCGGTGTGCAGTTGTTCGGCACGCAGTGGGAAGACCTCGGCCCGCAGATCATGTCGCAGCTGACGCTGACCGGCACGAGCATGGAACAGCTCGGCGAAACTGCCGAGGCCGAGCGCGGCGTGATTCTGGGCTCACTCGGCGAGGTTCCGGCGCTCATTTTCGATAAGTTCTCGCTCGCGCTGCTGCCGCTCAGCGATCTGTTGCTGGGCGTGGCGAACAGCATCATGGCTGCCGAGGACCCACTGGCACAACTCTTCGAGGAGGTGTTCAAGCTGGTGCCGGGCCTCGAGCAATTCGCTGGCCAGGGGACTGCGATCGTCGCGGCGATGCAGCCGTTCATCAAGGTCGTCCAGGACAACCTGATCCCAATCATTGCCGGACTCGTAGCAGTGGTCGGCGTAGCGCTGGTCGCTGCGTTGGGCTCCGTGATCGCGCCGATTGCCGGCGTGATTGCAACCACGGGCGCGTTCGTGGCCGCGCTATTCGCCGTGGTGGCCGCTGGCGCAAAAGTGTATGAGACGATCACAACGCAGTACCCGGGCATGGCTATCCAGATCAAGGACGCGTTCGAGACAGCCAAAGCCTTTGTGATGACGGCGATGCAGGTTATCGCGACCGTCGTGCAAACCATCACGGCAGCCGTGGTTGGATGGTGGCAGGAGAACGGTGATCGCATCATCGCGCAGGTACAGACGACGTTCAACACCGCGGTAGCCGTGATCAGCAGCGTGATGATGCAGATCGAGGCAACAGTCGCCACCATCACCGAGGTCATCGCGAAGTTTTGGGCAACGTACGGCGACGAGATTATCGCTACGGTCAACGATCTCGCAATCCAGCTCGGCGCGCTGTGGGACGAGATTGTGAAGCTCGTCAACGCGGCAATGATCGGCATCGGTCAGCTGATCAACGGCGCGCTCTCAGAGATTCAGAAATTCTGGGAGACCTACGGCAATGACATCCAGGTTATTGCGTTCAACGTGTTCAACGGGATCAGCCAGCAGATCAGCGGATTCATGGAGATTATCCGCGGGATTGTGAAGACCGTTACCGCGCTGATCCAGGGCGACTGGCAGGGCGCGGCCGATGGGCTGCGGACCATCGTCGATGGGATCTCCACGTACCTGGTGGGGACGTGGAACACGATCGTCGCGGTGATTGGTCCGATCCTCAATCAGATTACTGCGGCAATCACGCACGCATTCACGGCGGCATGGAACGGAATCACCGGCACGCTGACAACGATTCAGAACGGCATCACCAGTGCGTTCACTGGCGCATGGAACGGGATCACCGGCACGCTGACAACGATTCAGAACGGCATCACGAATGCGTTCACTGGCGCATGGAACGGCATCACCGGTACGCTGACAACGATACAAAACGGCATCGTCAATACATTCACCCATGCATGGAACGGGATCACCGCCACACTGACAAGAATCCAGATAGGTATCATTGCTGCAATTCTGCGAGCCTGGACCGGCATCGTGACATTCCTGACCAACATTCGGAATGGCATCATCAACGCCATCAAAGCCGCGTGGGATGGGCTGGTCGCAAACCTAAGCAAGATCCGGCAGGGTATCATCGACGCGGTGAGCCGTGCATGGACCGGCATCGTGACATTCCTGACCAACATTCGCGACGGCATCATCAACGCCATCAAAACCGCGTGGGAGGGGCTGGTCGCAAACCTAAGCAAGATCCGGCAGGGTATCATCGACGCGGTGAGCCGTGCATGGACCGGCATCGTGACATTCCTGACCAACATTCGCGACGGCATCATCAACGCCATCAAAACCGCGTGGGAGGGGCTGGTCGCAAACCTAAGCAAGATCCGGCAGGGTATCATCGACGCGGTGAGCCGTGCGTGGGATGGTATCAGAGACACACTAAGCACCATTCGGCTGCGCATCATCCAGGCGATCCAGCTGGCGTGGGATGGACTAATCATCAACCTGGGCAAAATCAAGCAGGGCATCATCAACGCCATCGCGTTTGCGTGGGATGGTATCAGAGACACACTAAGCACCATTCGGCTGCGCATCATTCAAGCGATTCAGCTCGCGTGGGATGGAATAACCATCAACCTGGGCAAAATCAAGCAGGGTATCATCGACGCCATCGCGTTTGCGTGGGATGGTATCAGTGGCGTGCTGACCAACATCCGCAACGGGATTACGAACGCAATCACCGGCGCGCTCGATGCCATCAGCGCGCCACTGGGCAACATCAAAACGGCGGTCATCGATGCACTCACCGCCGTCCGCACATGGCTGGAATCGTTTAGCCTAGGAAAAGTCGCGTTGGGCATCGCCGATTCACTGGTCGGCGGCATGATCAAAGCGATCAGCGGAACCGCAGATAAACTCAAGGACGCGTTCAAGAATCTGGTCCAATCCGCGATCAACTCGCTGCCCAAGCCGATCCGCGATGCGCTTGCGCTATTGGGCTTCAAGGTCACGAAGAGCGCTGCCGCGACGCTGCCAGCGCCACCGCCAACGACACGAGGGGCAGCAGTCGGTAGCGTGCTACCTGGCGCATCGGTGGCTACGGTTTCGAGCCCGTCGATCGTTATCAACATTGGCTCGGTTCGCGACGCGCGCGACATCGACGCTATCAGGCGCGCCGTCCGCGATGGCATGGACGAAGCCGCGCGCCGAGGTATTGTGCAGTCGCAGTTGCCGCGAGGGATCTAATGCAAACACTATCGATCAGCGACGGCACGACCACGATCAGCCTGATCAGCACGACGTCGCTGCATCTCGCCGCCAACGGCTGGCCACTGCAGGTAGCGCCGCCAATCATTAGCGACCTCGGCGGGCGTGGCCCGTACGACGACGTCACCGAGCAGATCACCGTCACGGCGCAGGGCAGCAGCGCTATCCCGGATCTGCGCGAGATCGTGCGGCTCCTCGATCAAGCGCGCCGCTGGGCACGCGGCGAGGACGTGGCCTGCGTGAAGCTGCGCATCCGGATCGACAACAGCACGCTGGGCTCCGGCGTCGTGCTCGAGGCCGCGCTGCTCGGCCCAGACGGTGGCGGCGCCGGGCTGTCGGCAGACTGGGCAGATCTGCTGATCATCAACGAGATCTCGTCGATCACACTGTCAATGCGACGACGCGGCCTGTGGATCTCGAGCGCAGCCGAGACGACGGCGACGGCGTCGGCCGTGGCAGCGCGGACCACGACGGCATTCACGCTGGCCAGCCTGCCGGCTCCGTCGCCGATCGAGGTGGCGCTCACGCCAGTCGTCGGCCCGGAGGCGCGCGTGCGTGGTCTGCTGCTCATGCATCAGGACACTACAGATCTCCGCGTGTTCTCTGCCTCGCTCTTTGGCGCTGTTACCGTAGCAGGTGGTGTATTTACGACTGGCGATACGTCGATCTTCACCACACTGCCACCGGGGATGGGCATGGGAACACTGCCTCCCGGCACGTACGCGTTCCCGCCAGCGTTGAACATCAACTACCTGCGATTCACGTCGACTGCTGCTGTGGTGAACGATGCCACCACAAATCTCGGGCTTGCCTTGGTCAATTCACTGATGGGCGGCTTCGATGTGTATCTCACAATCGCAACGGCGCTGGTGTCGAGCAGCACCGAGCCGTGGGTTCTGCAGATACGCATGCTGGGGCCATCAACCGCGCCGATCATTGTCGAGGGCCCGCCAGTCAGCATTGAGTTCTCGCCATCATCAACCGATCAGGTTTACGTGGTGCACATGGGCTACTTCATGCAGCGCGGGCGATTCCACGATGTGCAGCTGAGCGTATCGCGAGGCTCGGCGCCGATTGGCGACTTCATCGATATCGCAGCAGTGTATGTGTATTACCCGCGACAGTACAACGCAGCGATATACCTGGATGCAAACCTCCAAAGCTACAGTACTGATGCTCTCGTTACATACCATCGACCGACGGTGGCTCCCAACCCGAGCGCGGATGTACGAAGCCCTGCGGATGTGCTGCGATCTGCAGCCAATGTGGCCTACGGCGATCTCGCCATCCACCAGGCGCCGAACACCGGCACGATCTACGGGACATTCATCTCGAGCTCGATCCAGTATGTGGCCGTGACACAGAACTGGTCAGTACGACGACGCAGCGCGTATGTGGTGCCGCAGTGAAAAACGCTACCCAGCGATGCGACGAACGTGAAGTGGTGCCGCAATGAGATATCAAGTTGGGCTGTACGACTCGCCACAAGGCCTACAGATCGCCGACCATAGCACGCAGATAACCGAGCTGCAGTGGTCGACCGACACGGGCGGCGACAAAGACCTCACCTACACGGCGATCATCTCGCCACGCGAGGCCGTGGCGCTATTCGATCGGCGCGACATTCTGCACGTGCAGGTTAGCCGAGGCATGGAGATCCTGTGGCAGGGACGCGTGACGGCTGCCGGCGTCAGCATCGACAGCACCACCAGTGTGCGCATCCAGGCGCTGGGCTACCGCGTCGCGCTGTACGACACGCTGTACACGGCACTGTGGCAGGATGTGGAGCTGCCGCGCTGGCTCCCGCTCAGTGGATCGACGCCCAACCGCGCCGACTTGTACAACGTCCTGCAGACCGTCGACGCGATCACCATCACCATGCAGGCACGTCGATATACCACGGCGATGCGCGGTCGAGTCCTCTACACGACGCCCAGCCGCTCCCGACGCCCGATCACGGAGATATCAATCGAGCTCGACTACGATATCCCAGCTGGCATTACGATCACCGTCACACGGGCAGCGACGACCACGTCGGCCGAGACGACCATCAGTACGATCACAGGGCCATCGTCGTCGCCGTCCACGACGATCGCCGATGCCTGGTCGTCGTCGCTCGGCGTGACTGCGATCCGCGTGGGGATCGTGCCGACAACGAACGTCACGGTCGGCAGCACCGACGACTACTACGTGCGTATCCTGCCCACACTGACGCGCATCGGCACGCTCGATACCGGACTGACCACACCGGACGCCGACGACCGCGCAGTGATCCGCGACGTTATCGCATCGATCGATGAGATCAACGCGGATCAGATCATCACATCCAGCGCGCGTCTCGAGGTCGTGCCGACCGATGTCGTGCCAGTGTGGTCGACCATCATCTATGCCGACCAGCGTCCCGGCGACATTCTCGACAGCATCGCCAGCAAGGGCAACGGCGATACCCTGCTCGAGTGGGGCGTTGATCAACACCGCGTTGTATACATGCGTCCCGCCACGGCTGTGCAGACCACATGGCAGGTACATGTCGACAGCCTGACCATGGATCGCATGAACACCGACCTCTACAACAGCGTGTACAGCGTAACCACCGTCAATAACGCGATCGTCCGTAGCGCAGCACAAACTGACGCCAACAGCATCAATCTAGCAAACCTGACACGACAGCAGTACATCGATCTATCCAGTAGCACCAGTGAGAGCAACACCACGCCGATCGAATCGCAGCTCAAGTACCTGGCAACTCCACTGCCGGAGATTCGATTCACGGCGGCGCGCGTAATTCTGTTCGGCGCCATCGTTGAATCGTACCGCGTGCGAGCCGGCGACGCAGTTGAAATCACGAACGTGACGTTTATCGGCGTTGACGAGCTAACCAGGAAAAGAACGTTCCGCGTCATTGAGACACGATACGACGCGATCTCCGATCGCATGGACATCGTGCCGGAAAAGGCACCACCACGCCTCGAGGACGTGGTGGGCCGATAGGGCTCAGCGTGCTGCGCGTCGAAGCTGTGCGCCTGGCGGACGCTGCGGCTCAGCCCGCGCGCGCAGCTCTGCCGGTACGGCGAAGCCGCGGCGCTTGCACCACACCACGAGGTCTGGCGGCCAGAGCCATTGCTTACTGATGCGGCTCACCATGCTCAGTGGCATGGTGGCGTGGCGGTACCACGGGTACAGCGCCTGCCGCGTCAGGCCGATCATCTGGGCCGCCTGGCCAGCGTAGATCCAGTCGATGCTGCCGGGCGGCCGCGACACCGCCAGCGTGCGCTGCCAGTCGGGCGAGCAGTCCGCCAGGCTCCACAACATCCACGACATCCGGTCTGCGCACCAATCGTACAACTGCTCCCCTTCGATGATATAGATAGCTGTCACGTGTTGCCGCGTGCTGGCGTCCCAGCGCGTGCCGTACGGCGTCAGCGGCAGATACTGGCGCCGGGTTTTCCAGTGGTACTTCGTCCAGCCGAGGGCCTCGCAGATCTCGCCGCTGTGCATCCAGTGGCTGTGCCGACGGTGGCGCAGCGATCGCTCGACAGCGGGCCGCGCCCAGCCTGCGTCGATCGCCGACACGACGCGCGTCCGCGTGATGTCGAGCATCCGCGCCGTCTCCGTGACGGTCATCCCGCTGTCCAGCGCGATGGCGATCTCGTTGCGCTCCTCGACCGTCTGCCGGAGCATGATCCGCTTGCGCTCGGCGCGGGCCTTCGCCGCGCGCGCGCGCCGGCATGGCGGGCACGTGTGGTCGCGCACCTTGGTGCGATTGCACGGGAATGTCTGATGGCATGCCACGCAGAACAGGTTCCCGGCGCTGTGGATCTCGAGCTGACACGTCGGGCAGATGTGCCGCGAGGTCTTGTCGCGCGGGTATTGCGCGCCGCACAGGACGCACGTGTGCGGCAGCTTCTTCACGTAGTCGGCGCGCTTCGTGACCGAGCACGGCCCGCACCACGAGTGGCCTCCGGCGTGGACGCGCGATCGGATTCGCAGGCAGATCGTGCAGAACAGACCGCCAACATCGCGGATTGCGTCGAAGCACGCCGGGCAGATGTATCGCGGCGAGCGCTGCTGCGGGTACTGCGTGCCGCACAGCCTGCACGTGCGCGGCGGCTTCGGAGGTCTCACCGAAGGCATACCAACCTCCCGGCGAGATAGTGCTCGATCGCTTCGATGGCTTCCTGGGCACCACGCGCCACGACGACAGCACAGCCCTCGTAGCGCAGGGCGCCGATCCACGCGCGCTGCTCCGGCGACAGTGCGCCACCGCGGCGCCGCTTCATCTCGATCCACAGCGCGTGGTACGGCATGACGGCAACGGGCAACAGCAGATCAGGGACGCCCGGGCGCACGCCGAGCCGGCGCATCCGCGCGCCGGTGGCTGGTGAGCGTGCGCCGCCGTTCGGCACGTGCAGCAGCAGGCCGCGACGCGGATCGATGCCGCTGGTGCGGTTCGCCCAGTCGATCACCGTGGCCTGCTCCTGATCCTCGGTGGGGTTGATGATGTCGATCACGCCGTACCCCCGATCATGTGCAGGCCGAGCACCGTGTAGCCCAGCAGATCGTCGAGCGTGTCGTCGTACGCCTCCTCGAACGCGTAGCCTGAGTCCAAGCGTCCGTGCAGTGCTTGCAGTCGCTGCACCTTGTCGCTCATCCGGATCACGATGCCGGGCACGCCGTAGCGACGGTGATTCTGTGGGCCGTAAGCGTCCTGCTTCGACAGCAGGATCTCGACGAGCCACTCGGTGAGGTCGTCGGCATTGATGCGGCGATGGTTGGTGGTGAGCCGCCACGCCATCGAGCCGACGCTCCAGATGTACGTGCTGTAGTGCGCCTGCGTGGCGTGATTCTCGCGCCACAGCAGCGCCATCATCTCGTCGCGGCGCTGGATAGCGGCGATCAGGCCCTGGGCGTCGGTCGGTGCGGTGCGCAGTGTGACGTACTGCGGCAGATGCGTCAGGATGTCGCGGACGTTTCGCTCGGTGATCATGATGTCTCCTACCACCAGCCCCAGCCGTAGCGGAGCCGGTTCTGCTGCCACGCGGCCCACGCCGCACAAATGCCGCCGTATCGGGCGTCGGCGTACGCCATCATCCATCGAGTCTGGTCGGGAACCAGCCACGGCCGTGGCGGCGCGCCGTGCGTCGGCACGTGACGCTGGCCCAGGCCAACGCTGGCGCCGTTGTCGCCGACTGCGTGCCGGTTCCAGCTGCTCTCGCGCGCGATGATCTCGGCGAGGCACTCGTACTCGGCAGCGCGCCCGGCGAGCGCCAGTGTCCACCAGACGTCCACGGCCTCCAGCGTCTGCACGTGGGCCGGTGGTGGCTCAAGGGATATCACAGTAGCACCTCCTGTCGAACCGCGCGCGATGCGCGGATGCGTCGAGCTCGGGCATCGGTCAGGCTCATGGCGCGCACATGCGCGTCCTGCGCTGGCGTCAGTGGCGGCAGCGCGCGCACGTAGGTCTGAACGCCGTGCGCGTTGGTGCGCGCCAGCCGGAACCGCGACGCCACGTACAGCCAGCCGTTGTGGAGTCGTGTGTCGCAGTACGACACCAGCGACCGCAAAACATATGGCTCGGTCACGTCCACTGGCGGACGATGCACCAGCCAGTCGTAGTGCACACGCGCATGCAGCGCGCGCACGACGGTCGAGGCAGCGTGATGCACGTAGTCGGCGCCATCGCGCTGTACGCGCGGATGCAGCCACACACGCGCCAGGTTGATGAGCTGGTGCCTGGTGCACATCGCACGGCCGCGGGCCACGTCGTCGACACTGCCGTAGGTCAGGCGGCTGCTGGAATCGTAGCAGCGTGTGGCCTCGAGGCTGGACACGATCAGCGTACCGACCGGCTCGTCGCCCAGCCACACCACGTAGTGCAGTGGACGGCAGAGCACATGCACGTGCTGGTGCAGGTAGTGGTGCGCCACGATCTGCCGATTGCACCAGCGCTTCATGGCGGGATCGGCAATGTCGATGCGCAGTGTCATGGCAGTCTCCATGCAACGACGCGCCAGGAGCCTTCCTGGCGCGTCTGGTGGGCATCGTTGTCACTCGCGCACGAACAATTCGACGCGCCAGTCGAGGTGGGTGGCCAGCAGCATCTCGTACAGCGCCCGGGCCTCCCTGTCCGGCAGGTTGATCGACACCTGCCGGATGTGGCCCTGCCGACGCTGCTGCCAGCCGAGTGCGCCCCAGCGCTCGAGCAGCAGCGTCTTGATCTTCGCCAAGCGCAGCTTCGGCAGCTCCATCAGGACGGTCTCCCAGCGGTCGCTGCCGGGCACGACGCCCAGCGCCGTGGCGAGGACCGACACCGCCAGCCCGTTGGCGCTGACGTCATCGAACGGCGCCCAGCGCGTCACGGTGACGCGCCCGATCAGACAGTGGTCAGGAACGATCTGGGTCCGGCGTGCGGCGCTGGCAGCGGCGATCATCATGTCCTCGTCGTAGTGCTTGCGGTAGCTCATGGTCGTGGCTCCTGTCAGTGCCGGGCGCCACAGCGGCGCCCGGTCGGTCGTCGTCGATGTCAGAACCCCAGGTACATCAGTGCGTCCTGCCAGACGCTAGCCACTCCGCGTGCCTCCAGGTACGCGCCCCACGTGGTGGCATCGTCCGATGCCTCGTACGCCGCCTCCGCCGCCGCCAGCCGCTCCTGTGCGGCGCTGTGGCGCTGCTGGATCGTCGGCAGCGCGATGGCCTCGCCAGCGCGGTGCAGCTGCTGCCACAGAAGCGCCGCATGCGTGCTGGCGTGCGTCTGCCCGTAGCCGGCATCCGAGCGCAGGTGCGCCGGCTCCAGGTGGTCGCGCCCACAGGCAGCGCTGGCCTGCAGGTACAGCCACTCGATGGCGTCCGGCGTCAGCAGGACATCGTCGGCGCAGAACGGCTCGGCGGCGGCGGCGATCTCGAGCTCGGCGATCTGCGTGTCCAGCTCGAGGGCCTTCCGCGTGTACACGCGGACCTCGTCGCTGGCGAACTCCGACGATTTCGACGTCCAGTAGGCGATGCGGCTGGCCAGCAGCTGGCGCTGGCGCTGGGCGGTGGTCAGGGCGGCGGCGATGGCGGTTGCGGTTGCGTTCGTCATGGTCGTGTCTCCTGTCTGGTCAGTGCCGGGCGCCACAGCGGCGCCCGGTCGTCGTCGTCGTCGGTGTCAGATCGTTGCGGTAACCAGCTGCTCGAGGCGGGCGCGGGCGTCGGTCAGGCGCTGGTCCAGCAGGTCGACCAGGTCGGGATCCTCGATCGCGGTGTTGCACGCATCGTCGAGGTCGTTGTACGCGCGCTGCACATCGTCGTGGGCGGCAGCGATCAGGACCTCGGTTGCGCGGCGGTAGGCGCGGCACGTCGGCGGAACCGATGCGCGCAGCTCGGCAACCTGTGCGCGCCAGCTGGCTGCCTTCACCAGGTACTCGGCGCGGTCGCCGTCGTTGGTGGCGTCGCTGGCGAAGCCGAGCCACTCTTCCAGCATGTCGATGGCGAAGCTGAGGCGGGCGGCGGCGATGGCGGTTGCGGTTGTGTTTGTCATGGTCGTGTCTCCTGTCTGGTCAGTGCCGGGCGCCACAGCGGCGCCCGGTCGTCGTCGTCGGTGTCAGCGGCGGCGGAGGTTGGCGCTGAGCTTGAGGATCATCTCGTCCAGCGGCTCCCACTCCGGCAGCAGCCGATCGATCGTTGCCTGGTGCCGGGCGATCGCCTTCGCCTGAACCGGCGTGCCGTCCTCCCGCACGTAGCTGTAGGACTGCGCCTTGTCGCGTGCCGTGATCGCTGCGCCGATCTCGCGGTCCAGCTCGATCCAGCGGCGGTACATCGCGCTGGCCTTGAGCTCGGCGATCGTCTGGAAGGTCGGGGCGGCAGGCTCGGCGGCGGCGACGACCTCGGCGGCGGCAGCGGCTTCGGCTTCGACGGCTGCCGTCAGCTCTGCGATCTGCGCATGGATCGCGGTCAACTGGCGCGTATACTTCCGCAGCTCGGCGATCGCGACGTCTGCCTGCACGCCGCGATTGATCGACGTCGACGCGCCCAGATGGTCTGCAGTGATCGGGCCGGTGTACAGATCGTACTGCGCGTTCCAGTAGGCGATCCGGTTGATCAGCGACGTGCGCTCGGCGGTGGCGTTGGCCAGGGCGTGGGCGGCGGCGCTGTAGTCGGCGACGGTGGCGGCGGTGGTGGTCGTTGCGGTCGTCATGGCTTCGGTCTCCTGCTGTCGCGGGGGGCTCTGTTTCCCGCCGACACCAGTACTATACCATGGTGGTACAGTACTGTCAATAGGGTTTTGGGGCTTTTTTGGGGCATTTTTCGACGAGTTTTCCAGAATCCCGGAGATTCTGCCGGATTTTGTAGACCGTGCCGGTGCCGACACCGGTGGCGCGGGCCACTGCCGCCACCGACTGGCCTGCCAGCAGGGCGCTGGCGATGCGGCGCCGCACTGCCTCGCCGAGGCGACCGGTACGCTGCGCCTGGTCGCTGCGCACGCCAGCGGCTCGGCAGATGGCGCGGATCTGGTCGTAGCCCAGGTCGAAGCGCCGCGCGGCTGCCGCGTAGGTCTCGCCGCCAGCCACGTAGCTGGCGATGGCGGCGAGCGCTGCCGGATCGGTCGGCACGCGGCGCATTGGGCGCACGCGCCGGTACGGCGTGAGCGCCCAGCTGCCGAGGTCGTCAACGTCAAGCATCTGTGGCTGCATTTTCGACAGCCTTGCGCACCGTCGCCCGATTGACGCCGACGATCTCGGCGATCTGGCGCTGGCTCAGGCCGGCAGTGTGCAGCACCACCATGGCGCGCAGCTGGTCTGCCGTGACGGTCCTGCGGCGATCCTCGCGCCGCGCCGCGCGTGTGGCGAGCATCTGGTCCCAGTCGTCGCCCGATCGCGCCGCGGCCCGCAGGACGCGCTGGGCGATGCGCTGGCGCGTCAGCCCGGCGCGGTCGGCGATACCCTGCACCGATTCGCCCGCCAGCCACCTGGCGAGGATCTCGCTATCATCCACCGCGCACCTCCCGTAGTCTGCCGTACTCACTGATGATCTCGCGGTAGTGCTGCAACGAGCTGTCGTGCAGCGCGGTCTCGGCGCGCCAGCGCAGCAGGCCGGCGTGATACGGCTGCAGCACCGGGTAGCGCCGCAGCGTAGCGGCGATGCGGTGCAGATCCTCGCCGAGCATGATGGCCGTGACGATGCGCAGCCAGCGCTCGGTCTGTTCGATCGGCATCTCGACCACCATGGCGAACCACTCCTGGCTGGCGATGTTGATCTGCTCGGCCAGGTCATCATAGCCGCGCTGCGCGCGCAGCATCTGCGCGTCCTCGTCGTCGATGCAGGGACCGCACAGCTCGACGTTCGGGTACGGCAGCAGCGCGACGCGACTGCACACCACGCACTGGGCGCGCCGCGAGGCGCCGAACATCGGCGCCGTCTCGGGCGGGAACAGATCGTCGCTCATACCGCACCTACCGTCATCGGCATCACGACGGTCCATGCGTCGCCGTTGTTCAAGCCCAGCGGCGTCTTGCCGTCGATCACGACGAGCTGGCACGTGGTGCCGATGATCGCCATGGCGTTCAGCGCGTCGCGCAGGTACGCGCCGTTGACGGCGATCTGCCAGTCAGCGTCATCGGCGCCGGCCACCGTCACACGCGCCAGCGCCTTCGACGCGCCGGTTGCCGGCTTGGCGCTGAGCGTCAGCTCGCCGCGCTCGAGTTTCAGGCGCACAATGGCAAGCTCGCTGCGCAGCGCCATCGCGATCTTGAGTGCCTCGAGCATGGCCTTGATATTGATCGTGGCGCGTGGCTTCGTTTTCGCCAGTGGCTCGATGATCTTGCCCAGCTGCGGGTAGGTGCCGGCGACCAGCCTGCCGCTGATCGTCACACTGCCGATGGCCATCTGGGCCCAGAACTCGCCGGCACGCAGCGTGAAATCCGTGTCGACTGCGCCCTTGAGCGCTGCCACCAGCGCGCCGACCATCGGCGGCGGCAGCAGCACATGATCGCCGTAGGTGCTGCCGGACATATGGGCGCGGTATCCGTCGGCGGCGGCGACCGCGCGCTTGCCGACCAGCACGCTGGCCAGCATCGGCCTGGTGATGTCCTTGGCGGCTGCCGGCGCCATCATGGTCAGCAGATCGATCCAGCCGTCGCGGTTCATCGTCGTGATGTCACGCACGCTGGTCAGTCGCGGCGGATCGGGGTATTGGTCTGCGTTGACGGTCTCGAGCTCGACCTCGGCGTGCTGGCCGCGCAGCACCAGGGCGGTGCCGACCACGTCGAGGACGAGCGTGGCGTCCGACATCGCGCCGACAGCGTCAGCGAACGCCTGGTACACGACGGCGACCGGCTCGGCGATATCGGCGGCCATCTCGATCTCGATGGACAGATGCTCGTTACACGTGCGCAGCGTCAGGCCGTAGGGGCCGGGTTCCATCAGCAGCCACGTGAACACGGGCGCGCTGCTCTTACCACCGACGGCCGTCTTGAGTTTGCTGAGTGCGGACACCAGTTCGGGTCGATTGATCTCCATGGTCAGTCTCCTGTGATGATGCGCCGATCAAATTATCGGCGCATCTGTGGCAGCGTTTTTATCAGAACGACAGATCGTCATCGCCGATCGGCTGCGGCGTGTTGTGCGACGGAGCCGCCTGCGGCGCGGCGTCTGCCGGCGTCGCCTTCAGCCAGCCGTCGTACTCGCGGCGGAGTTCCTCGCCGATCTCGAGCAGCTGCTTGCCGACGTACAGGCCACGCGCCATGGTCAGCGCGTCGCCCTCCGGCAGGATCAGCTTCGGCGGCGTCACCGGCGCGCCCTTCGTTCGCTCGTACACCGGCTGGCGCTTGGCGTCGACCTCGCCGCGGATCGGCAGCCAGAACGCCCACGACGGGATCGACGGGTTCCGCTTCTCCTGCTTCACCTGGTCCAGCAGCTCGAAGCGGTAGGCGCGCAGCATGGTCATCATGGCCATGCTCGTCTTGATGCGCTTGCTGGCCCACACGACGGGCTGGTTGAGCCCCTGCGCCATGCAGAGGATCTCCACGTACAGGGACCAGCCGGCAGGCCGTGCCGCGCCGCGTGGCGTGCGGCCCACGTAGGTCATCACGCCCTCTGGGTCGATGACCACATCGTGCTGCCGAACGCCGAGCACGGCCACCTTCAGCGCGCGTGCCTCGTAGCCGTCTTCGCTCTCGCCCGACCGGAACGTCCGCGTGATCTCACGCCACGGCGAGCCGTTCACCGTCACGCCGTTGTTCTCGGCGTTGCGCCGCGTCAGGAAGAAACTGCCGGGAGTCCTTGCGCCCGGATCGCCGTTGTGCCAGTGGATGCGGGCCAGCCCGTCGCCCTGCGGCGCGTTGTCAGTGTAGGCGCTGGTGAAGCTGGCGAGGTCGTTGATGTCGAAGGTCGTCATGATCGGTGTCCTTTCGTGCGGTTCAGGTCGTGCGGTTCAGGCGTACCAGTCGATGCTGCGGTAGATCGGCGGCAGCGTGATCGTCACTGCCGTGTCGCGATGCGTGCGTGCGATGTCCCAGGCGAGTCGATACGCGGTCGGCAGATCAATGCCGACGGCGTGTGGCTGGTGGTCGACGAGGACGGTGTAGCCGGCACCGTCCTCGATCACGTCGATGCTCACAGGTAGTGCCACATGCTGCGCATATCGCGCTCGATCTCTTCGATGCGCTCCTGCACCTGGTAGCCCAGGCTGACCAGCGACTCGGCGTGTGGCGATGTGTCCAGCAGCGCGTCGATCTTGCTCATCACGCTGCACAGCGCGTCGAGCTCGTCGCACAGCTCCTCCTCGAGGAGCGATTGGCCCGGCAGTCCGCGTCCGATCCACCAAGCGTCAGGAACGTGTTGCATGGTTATGTCTCCTTGCCATTTTCGGGCATGCGTTGCCCGATGACCAGAGTATACCACAACGGCACGAGATGTGCAAGCGTAATCCGATTGCTATATAGATGTGCGTGGGGAGAATGTGTGTTATACTGTGGTCATGGGAACCGCCATTACATGGAGACGGCTATGACCAATCCACCACGTTCGCGCACGCCACGACGCGTGGGCCCAGACGCAATCCGCATCAGCGTGCCGGTACCGATGATCGTGTTCAATCAGGTCGAGCAGATGGCGCAGCGCTACGGCATGGCGCTATCGCAGTACCTGCGGATGGTCATCGTCGATCACATCGCAGCGAAGCGCGCCGAGGAGGAAGCGGCAGCAGCACCACGGCGACGCCGATAGGCTATACTGCCGGACACACGAACGCCGCCGGTTTCGTCCACCGGCGGCGTCAGGACAGGGGCCCGGAGAATGCACATTCTGTCGGGGCGAATGATCAGAACGCGGCACACCGCCATTATACACGGAGGTCATCATGGCGTCGAGTCTCGGCACGCAGGCAATCCTGACCAAGTCGAATTTCACGCTGCTGCCGCTTGCGATTCGGCACGCGGATCAGTGGATCACATGGGACGCAGGCGATAAGCGCCCAGGCCGCTACGAGACGTGGCGAACCGCGACCAGCCGACGCCACATCGATGACGTCATGCCGCAGCTGGGCGACCAGCTCGGCCTGGCGCGTGTGATGTCGGACGGCTTCGCCGTGCTCGACCTCGACAAGGTGGCGACGTCGCCGCGTGATCGCAAGAGCCTGGTCGCGTGGGCGCAGCCGATCGTGGCGCGTGCGCTCAAATTGGGCTATGTCGAGTGGTCGCATAGCGGACGCGGATTGCATATCGTTATGCGTGACGTCCCGCAGGACTGGCAGCGCAAGCGCGCGTGGCGCGCAGACGACGGCAGCGGGTACGACTGGATTGCCGGCGAGAACCTGTGCCACCTCACGATGGATTCGCTGGACCATCTCGGGGGCACCATCTGCGTGCCGGCATCGGAGATGATCGCGCTGCTGCCGCAGCCAGTCGAGGCCGTGCCGGCAGTGACCGCGCCACGCGTTCTCGCGACTCGGTTCGACATTGCGCCCAGCGATGCGCGCAAACACGGATACGGCGAGAACGCGATGGAGCGCCTGATCGGCGAGCTCAGCCAGGCCGGCGAAGGTGCGCGTAACAAGGCGCTCAACTGGACCTCGTACCGTCTCGGGCAGCTGGACGCGGCCGGCACCATCGCCGATGCGCAGCGGTGGCTTGACGTCGTGCAGAGCACTGCCGGCGCCATCGGCCTGGGCAATCGCGAGATCGTGTCGACGATGCGCAGCGGCTACGAGGCCGGGCGGCTGAAGCCTGCGGATATCGACTGGCGCAACGACGAACCACGTGAGCGCCACGCTGCCGACGCGCCCGTGCAATCTGTCGCGTCCGATGCTGTCGTCGTTCCTGAGGCTTCTGGTGGCGTCACAGCGCCAGCACGGCGCTACACGTCGTTGATCCATGCGAGTGATCTGGCGCGCTTGCCGCAGACCACATGGCTGGTCGACAAGTTGCTCGGGCTGGGCGTGATCACGCAGTTCTTCGGCAAGCCCGGCGCCGGGAAGAGCCTCGCCGCACTCGATGTCGCGCTGACCATTGCGCAGCACATGCCGGTGGTGTACGTGGCTGGCGAGGCTCCCGGCGAGCTCGCGCCGCGCATCCACGCGTGGTGCCAGCACACGCGCAGCCAGGGGCCGGGGCGGTTCTACGTCTACCCCGAGGCGATCAATTTGCGCGATCGTGATCAGATCGGCGCGCTGTCTGATGAGTGCCGCGCCATTGAGGCTCGCATGATCATCATCGATCCGCTGGCGGAGTGCCTGGGCGCGGCTGGGCTCGACGAGAACGCGGCGCAGGACATGGGTATCGCCGTCGCGGCGCTGCGCACACTGGTCGCCGATGCCGGCAACCCGGCGCTGCTCGTCGTGCACCACGCGGGCTGGGATGACGCCCACGAGCGCGGCTCGAGTGCGCTGCGCGGCGCGTCGCGCGTGGTTGTGCGTGTCGCTGCCGATGCCGACGACAACCGCGTCACACTGCGTGTGGACAAGGCCAACAACGGCAAGCCGTTCGAGGAGCTCTACTACGCCATGGTCGGCGTGGCCGATAGTGTGGTGCTGACGCCCCATCATCGGGCGGCGCCAGCTGCCGATCGACCGCTGTCGCCGATGCAGCTGCAGCTTCTGGAGGTTCTGATGCTGCAGCAGTATCGCGACGGGGCGTCGCAGTCGGCTCTTGTCGACTCGTCAGGGCAGTCGCGGCAGACGGTCAGCAAGAGTATCTCCCGGTTGTTGAAGCGACTCATGATCGAACAGAACAACAGTTTGTTCACCATCACCGAGAGGGGCCAGCAGTACCTGGAAGGCGTCGCTGCCGCTGGGGGTATCGGAACCGCCGCACTGGCCAGCGAGGATGGGCGCTACAACTGGCGCGTCAACCCCGTGTCGCCACTGTCGCCACTGTCGCCAGTGTTGTCGCCACCTTGTCCCCTATCTGTCGCCAGTGTGTCGCCAGTCACTGGGGACAACGGACATCTGTCCCCTGTCACTGGGGACAAGGGCACCGTTTGTCCCCTGTCGCCTGATGATTCTGTCCCCAGTGCTGTCGCCAGTGGCGCAATAGGTGATTCCGCATTGCAATGCGAAACGTCGCCTGAGTTGTCCCCTATGTCGCCAGTCTTGTCCCCTGTTTGTCCCCTACCTGTCCCCTTGTCCCCTGTTGTTGGGGGGCCTATAAGGCCCCCAACAGGGGACAAGGGACAAGGGACTGACCATATGGTCGGCGACATCGTCGAAGCCGTTGAGCCTGCCGTCGAAGTGGTCGACGATCCGTTCGCCTGGTTCGATCGACATCGCGATAGCTACTCGGCGAACGTCAGCATTGTTCAGTGCTGGGTCACGCGGCAGGATAATGGGCAGGGCGAGGATCGGTACTTCGCCGTGGCCGACTGGGGTACGCCGCAGGCGGCGATTGCGTGGGAGACGAGTCCGTACGGCTACGAGCGGGAATCCGATGCGCGCAGCGCCGCGCTGGAGCGCAACAACATCAGGCCCGGACTGATCACACTGTAGGCTATACTGTGGCGGGCGCCGGGGTCTGCGGCCGGCGCCTGGCGTTCGACAGGAGGCACTATGCGACGGTTCCGGATGGACATTCGACGCTGGGCGACGCCAGCCGATCTGGCGCGACACCTCGATCATCATCATCCCAACATCTGCAGCTGGTGGCAGCGCATCGTCCTGCACCACACCGTCGTGCCGACACTCGCCCAGTGGCAAGGCCTGCGCAGCATGGAAGCGATGGCGAACTACTACCAGCGCCTGGGCTGGCCCGCCGGGCCGCACTTATTCATCGCCGTCGGCTCGCCGCGGCCGCAGGACGACGGCATCTGGCAGATGACCGCGCTGAACGAGCGCGGCATCCACGCCGGTGTCTGCAACGTCGACAGCGTGGGCATCGAGGTCGTGGGCCGGTACGATGCGGCGCCGTGGGCGCCGCGCATGCGCGCCGTCGTGTATGATGTGCTTGTGGTCCTTCAACGCTGGCAGCGGCGCGATATCCACATCATCGGACATCGTGACTGCAATTCGCCGAAGAGCTGCCCGGGCCGGGCCATCGATCTGAACGTGGTGCGACGTGACGTAGCGGAGGCGATGCAGTGACACAATCCGATGTCCAGACGATTATGAACCGCCTAGTCGCGATGGAGGAGCGACTGATCTGGATCCAGAAACGCCTCGACCGAGGTGACACGCAGTTCGATGAGCTCGAGGATCGCATCGTCAGCCTGGAGCACTCGATGATCAAGATCATGGCGTTCGCCGGTCTGCTCGGCGCAGGCGTGCCGATCCTGCTGTCGTTTCTGTTGAGAATGTGGGGATAGCCTGTGGAGAGCATCATCGCAACCGGTGCGGCAGCCGTCGTGACCGGCTACCTGGTTGAGCTGCTGAAGCTGGCGCTGCCGGATCTCGACGCGGCGTGGATCGTGCTGTTCAGCGTGGTGGCCGGCGTCGGCTCGGCGCTGCTCGTCGGTGTCGCCAGTGGCCAACCGTGGGAGGCGGCGGCTGTCGCCACGCGCATCCTCGAAGGCATCGCGGCGGCGGCGACTGCGGCGGGCCTGACGCGGACGATGCAGCGGGCCGACGTCGCGCGATTCGACGCGCAGCATCGCCCGGACGCCTAGCCCTTGTGCTCAACCAAGACCGGCGCTGGGGTCTCCTGGGCGCACTGTATCGTGAGGACACGGCGGTAGTACGCATGAGCCGCGCGTGGCACAAGGAGGCGGGGAATGGCGAGACCGATCAAGAAGATCAAGTTGGACGGCGAGCAGATCGAGAAGCTGGCGTCGCTCGGGCACAGCGATGAGGTCATCGCGGTACTCGCGGGATGCCAGGAATCGACACTGCATCGCCGTTTTGCGACTCACTTACGCATGGGCCGTGCAAATCTGCACCACCAGCTGCGCACACTGCAGCTCGAGAAGGCGCGGGCCGGTAGCGACACGATGTTGATCTGGCTGGGTAAGGTCTACTTGCAGCAGCGCGAACACGTCGAGCAGACGATCCGGCAGGAGACGTCAATTGTCATCGACCTCGGCGACACGCCAGGCACGTAGCATCACGCTGCGTCACAGCAGCGCGACGACACCGCAGCGCGAGTTCTGGTCGAGCGCGGCGCGGTATCGTGCGTTCGTCGGCGGCGTCGGGAGCGGTAAGAGCCGCGCCGGCGCCGTCGAGGCATTGCGCATGCCGGCGGGTACGGTGGGCATGGTGCTGGCGCCGACGTATCCGATGCTGCGCGACGCCACGCTGCGCAGCGTCGCCGACCTCGCCCAGCGCGGCGGCATCGTGACGTCGTGGCATCGCACCGAGATGCGCATGCAGCTGGTCAACGGCTCGACGATCCTGTTCCGATCCGCCGATGATCCCGATCGACTGCGCGGGCCGAACCTGGCGTGGTTCTGGCTCGACGAGGCCGCGATGATGGCGCACGACGTGTGGCTGATCATGCTGGGCCGTCTGCGCGCCCAGCCGGGCCGAGCCTGGGTCACGACGACGCCGCGCGGGCGCAACTGGCTGCACGATGTGTGGCGCACCAACAGCGACGACTACGCGCTGATCAGATCATCGAGCCGCGACAATCCGTACCTGCCGGCAGAGTTCGTGACAACGCTCGAGGCGCAGTACACCAGCGAGTTCGCGGCGCAGGAGATCGACGGCGAGTTCGTTGATCCCAGCGGCGCGATGTTCCGGCGCGACTGGTTCAGCGTGGTCGATGCTGCGCCCGACGGCCTGCGCTGGGTGCGATATTGGGACCTCGCGGCCAGCACGAAGACGTCGGCGGACTACACGGCGTCGGTCGCCGTGGCCATGGCGCCGGACGGCGTCGTGTACCTGCGCGACATGGTGCGCGGCCGATGGGAGTGGCCGGAGGCCCGGCAGCGCATCCGCGACTGCATGCTGGCCGAGCCACGCGTCGTGCACGCCATCGAGCAGGCGATGCACGGACTGGCGGCGATTCAGGAGCTGCGGCGCGATCCTGCGCTGGCGGCGATCACGATGCGTGGCGTGACGCCAGACCGCGACAAGATCGCGCGGGCCATGCCGTGGGCGGCGCGGGCCGAGGCCGGCAAGGTGCGGCTCGTGGCTGGCGCGTGGGTCCGCGAGTTCCTCGATGAGGTAACGGCGTTCCCGTCGGGACGCCACGACGATCAGGTCGACAGCGTGAGCGGTGCGTTGCCGCTGCTGCGGGCCGTTGAGTTCAGGGGGGTTCGATGAGCGAGATCGCGCTGCAGCCGGCGCAGAGCGTCGAGATCTGGGATTCGTTCATGGTCAACGGCACGGTGTACTACGCGCTGCTGAACCGCAACGCCAACTACCGCGCCGAGGTGTACCGCCGCCGCAGCACCGGGCTCAACGAGCGCCTGTGGACGGGCGACGCGGCGTTCAAGTACGGCAGCGTGTCGATCATGCCGAGCGGTACGTCGCTGATCCTGCTGTACAGTCGCGCCAGCGGCGCGGACAGCAAGACACCGTATCGGCCGTACATGGTGACGCTGCCGAACGTGGTCAACTAGGGGACATCATGCGACTCGTAGCAATCACGCCGAACGCGGAGCAGCTGGTGGTGTACTGCGCGCGCGTGTCGAATCCGGCGAACCAGGGCAACCACGCGACTGGCCGGCGACTGCTGCGCTACCTCATCGAGCACGGCCACTGGTCGCCGTTCGAGATGGTGCACGCCACGCTGGAGATCACGACGAGCCGCGCCATCGCACGGCAGATCCTGCGCCATCGCTCGTTCGCCTTCCAGGAGTTCTCGCAACGCTACGCCGCAGCCTCCGACGTGACGGCGATCGAGCTGCGGGCGCAGGGCGCCGCGCGGCAGGGCAGCGACGGCGATGCGCCGATGGCGCGCGACGATCTGGCGCAGCGCGTCGCCGACCACATGGTCGCCACGCAGGCGCTGTACGCCGATCTGGTCGCGGCGGGCGTGGCGTACGAGTCGGCGCGCATGGTGTTGCCGGAGGCGACGCAGACGACGATGTACATGGCCGGCTCGCTGCGATCGTGGATTCACTATCTGCAGCTGCGGTGTGCTGCGTCAACGCAGCTCGAGCACCGACGCGTGGCGATCGCGTGTCGCGCCGTGCTGGCGGCGGAGCTGCCGGTGATCGCCGAAGCGCTGGACTGGGAGACACGATGAGCCCGATCATGAGCGCGGCGCGGCAGGCCGCCAGCCAGTCGCAGTGCGTGCGCCGACAGATCGGCGCGGTGGTGGTGCAGTATGGCGACGTCGTCGGCGTCGGCTATAATCGTGTGGTGATCGGCGCGCGCGACATGGTGTCGTGCGCAGCCGTGTGCCGCCGAGCGCATCGTGACGACGCAGTCGATCCGGCGTACCACGACTGCTACGCGGTGCACGCCGAGGCAGCTGCGCTGCTCGAGGCCGGGCGACGCGCGGCTGGGGCGACGCTGTTTGTCACCGACGTGCCGTGCCACAACTGCGCGATCCTCGTGGTCGCTGCCGGCGTGGGGCGCGTCGTGATCGGCCAGGCGGAGCGCGACGTGCCTGACGTCCTGCGGCAGATCGCGATCGAGTGGGAGGTCGCTGTATGAACTGGTCGACGCGGCTGCGCTACGGGCTGGCGCGCATGTTCCTCAAAGCGGGCGGGCTCGCCATCGTGCCGCGCTGGATCGACACGACCGTGCTCGATCCCACGTGGCGCGCGTTATCCCGCGACGGCTACCGCCGGAATGCGGCGGTGTACGCCTGCGTGTCGACGCTGGCCTTCGACCTCGTCGAGCCGGTGCTACGCTGCTACAACGCGCAGGGCGAGGAGCTCGGCGCGTCGCCATTGGCGCGGCTGCTGTCGCGACCGAACCCGATGCACTCGCAGCGGGAGTTCTGGACACTCGTCGCCGTCTACGCGGCCGTCGGCGGCAACGCCTACATCCACGTGGTCCGCGATCGACGCGGCGTGCCGGTAGAGCTGTGGCCGTACCACGCGGGCCAGATGGTGCCGGTGCCGTCGACGGACGCCAGCGCCAGGATGTGGATCTCGCGGTACGACTACGTGAACGCGGACGGCACCGAGCAGCCGGTACCGGTCGAGGACGTCATCCAGATCCGCTGGCCGAGTGTCGACCTCGAGCAGCCGTGGGTCGCGCTGTCGCCGATCGTGGCCGTGGCCGCCGAGGTCGACGCCACCAACGAAGCCATGCGCTACGTCCGAGCGTTACTCAAGAACGACGCCATGCCGCGCGTCGTGTTGCAGACGCCGGCGGGCCTGATGCTCGACGACACGGCGGTGAACCGCATGCGCGCCCAGTGGTCTGAGCGCTACGGCGGCGACCAGCGCGGCGGCGTGGCCGTGCTCGAGGAGGGCGTCACGCTGCAGCGCGTCGGCCTGTCCATGAGCGAGCTGGCGTTCGATGCGCTGATGCGCGTGCCCGAGGCGCACATCGCCGCGGCGTTCCGCGTGCCGGCAATCGTTGCGGGCCTGGGCATCGGCCTCGACCGCTCGACCTACAGCAACTACGCCGAGGCTCGGGTATCGTACACGCAGCAGACGCTGATCCCGCTGTGGCGCATGTGGGAGGGCGAGATCCAGGCGTCGCTCGGCGATCCGTTCGGCGTCGTGGTGCGCTACGATCTGTCGAACGTCGCGGCGCTGCAGGAGGATCAGGCTGCGCGCGTGACGCGGACGATCAACGCCTGGTCGGCGGGCATCATCACACGCAACGAAGCGCGTCACGCGCTGATGCTGCCGATCGACGACGCCGGCGACGTGTACGCGCTGCCGACGTCGGTGCAGCTGCTCGACGCGCAGCACAGCCCGGTCATCGGCATGCCGACGCTGACGCCGACGACCGACGCGCCACCGACGGCAGCCGACGCGCCAGTCGAGACGCGGGCCGCGCCCAGGGCGCCGCATCCGATCGCCGCGTACGTGGCGCCACCGATCGACGACGTGGCGGAGTCGATGTTCCGGCGGCTGCGCCGCTACGTCGATGGGCAATATCGGACGGCGGCGGTTGAGCTCGAGCGCGTGGCGCAGCGCGAGATCGACGCCGAGCGGGCGAGGAATGTGCAATGACGGACGCGCCGTACAATCCGTTCACCGGCGGACTGACGCCAGCGCAGTCGGAGCTGGTCGTTGGGCAGCTCGACGACGGCACCGAGATCGCCGAGATCATGCGGCAGTTCTACCCGCTGCTGCTCGAGCGCGCGTGGGAGCGAGCCGGCGGCCAGGTGCAGCTCGGCCTCGCGTTTGATCTGCGCAACCCACGTGTGCAGGAGACGATCGCCGGGCTGGCGCAGAAGGTGCGCCGCGTGGCCGACGTCACGCGCGAAGAAGTGCGCGCCGTGCTGGCGCGTGTCGACGCCGAGGGGCTGAGCTACCAGCAGGCCGCGGAGTTGCTGCGCGGCGTGATCGAGACGACGGCCGACGGCGTCGAGCTGAGACCGTTCGACAGCGCCTACCGTTCGTTCATGATCGCGGTGACGGAGTCGGCGTACGCTTACAGCCGAGGCCAGGTACTGGCGTGGCAGGAGAGCGGCGAGGTCGATCGGATGCAGTGGGTCGCGGAGACCAACGCCTGCGCCATCTGCCAGGGACTCAACGGACAGATCGTCGTGCTCGGCGCGCCGTTCGAAGGCGGGCGAGAAGTGCCGGCGCATCCCAACTGTCGATGTGCTTTGTCGCCAGTGCTGAGTGACTGATGCTATACTGACCACGACGGAGGGAACGGCATGGCTTGGGTAATCGGCGCGTCGCGCGATCTGCCACTCAACGATGATCTGCCGTGGGACGGTCCGGGCGCGGCTGCGCGCGTGTTCGAGCTCGCCCAGTTCGACGGCGACGAGCCGGACGTCGAGCTGGCGCGGCAGGCGTTCCTCGTGTACGACGACGAGCGTCCGGAGCTGCGCGGCAGCTACAAGCTCGGCATTGCCGACGTGATCGACGGCCAGCTGCAGGTACTGAGCAGCGGCCTGCGCGCTGCGGCGTCTCGACTGCCGCAGACCGCCGATCTCAGCGAGGATGTGGTCAACGAAGCGCGCGAGATCATCGACGGCTACGTCGCCCAGATGCTGGACGACGAAGAAGACGACGAAGAAGACGACGACAGCGACCGCGCAAAAACGCTGCCAGCGATGCGCGAGACAAAATACGACGCACCGAACTGGCTGCGCGGCAACGCGGCGCGCGGGCTCGAGTGGTACAGCGAGGGCCTGGCGGGCGACGGCGTGACAGCGCAGACCGTGCGCGAAGCGCGGGCCATGGCCGGCGGCTTCGTGAGCGAGGACAAGGCCACGCGCATGGCCGCGTGGTTCGCGCGGCACATGACGGACCTCGACGCGCCGGCGGCAAACCCCAGCCACGATGACTACCCGTCGCCGGGCGTTGTGGCCCACGCGCTGTGGGGCGGCGGCACGCGGCGGCAGTCAGAGCGCGCACAGCGCTGGGCGGAGGAGCAGGTGGCAAGCGAAGAAGAACGAGCAGCGGCGCCACGCCACGAGCGCAAGGCGGTGGTGATCGCGCCCAGTGGCGTCAGTGATCGCACGGTAACTGGCGTGTTCTCGGTGTTCGGGAACATGGACAGCTACGCCGACGTCATCCACAACGGCGCGATGGAGAAGACCTTGCGGGAGCGCGGCACGCGCATCCTGCACCTCTGGCAGCATGACATGGACGCGCCGCCGATCGCGATGATCGAATCGATCCGCGAGGTACCGCGCCAGGCGTTGCCGGCGGAGGTGCTGCTCCGCGCGCCGACGGCCACGGGCGGCGCCGAGGTCACGCGAACCTACCTCGACACGCCGCGCGGCAACGAGGTGCTGGCGGCGATCCGCGGCGGCGTGCCGCTGGAGATGAGCTTTGCGTTCGACGCGATCCGGTACGACTTTATGGAGTCTGCGGATTCCCCTATCGGCGTTATCCGCAACCTGCGCGAGCTGAAGTTGTACGAGACCAGCGACGTTCTGTTCGGCGCGAACAGCGCCACCGTCGCGGCGAAGTCTCATGGCCGGCTGCCGATCGCGACGCTGCTTGCAGCGCTGAAGGCGGCGATGAGGGCCGGCGCGCGGCACAGCACGCGCGACACACAACTGATCAACAGCATCGCCGAGGCGGCGATCGAGTTGGGCGCGACCAGCGTGCGCCTGATAGCTCAGCCTGATCCCGACGAGGAGCGCGCCGCTCGAGTAGCACTCGCTGTCCCGGTCGATCGGTCACGGCAACTGCGCGCTGCAGCAGCCGCGCTGGCGCTGCTGCACAAGGGAGGATCATAACCATGGCGGATACACAGCGCCTCTACAACGAGGCAACCGAGCTGTACGGTCGAGCCCGGGCATTGCTCGAGGCATCGCCGAGCGGCATGAGCGCTGAGCAGTCGGCGCAGTACGACACGATCATGGAGCAGTTCGACGGGCGGATCGCCGAGGCGAAGCGGCTCGAGCGCGGCGAGCGCGCAGCCGGCATCATCGCCGAGGCATCGCAGCCGCAGGCGCGCCTGGGCGTCGGTGGTGTCGAGGCGCGCAGCGCGACCGAAGATCGCCAGCTGGGCCTGCTGCGCACTTGGTTCAAGGGCGCGCAGCTGTCTGCTGCCGAGCGCAAGGACCTCAGCGCCGGCGTCGATGCCCAGGGAGGGTATCTCGTCGCTCCGGCAGTGCTGGCGCAGGGCATCATCAAGTTCATCGATGACGAGGTCTACCTGCGAAGGTTGGCCACGGTCATCCCGATGGACGTCGGCACTGAGCTGATCGCACCGACGTGGGACACCGATCCGGCTGATGCCGACTGGCTCACCGAGATCGCCAGCGTCACCACCGACACCAGCATGGCGACTGGCCTGCGCACACTGCGGCCCAGCCGCCTGTCGAAGCAGGTCAAGATCTCGCGGACGCTGGTGAACCAGAGCCGCATCAACATTGAGCAATGGGTGCAGGCGCGCCTGGCCTACAAGTTTGGCATCACCGAGGAGAAGGCGTTCATGACCGGCTCGGGCGCTGCCGGCGTGCCGCTCGGCGTGTTCACTGCCAGCGCGCAGGGCATCCCGACGAGCCGCGACACCACGGCCAGCGCGACCACGTCGTTCACCGCCGACAATCTCCTCGACACCAAGCACGCGTTGAAGGCAGCGTACTGGTCGCGGCCCGGCACGCGCTGGATCATGCATCGCGACACCATCGCGCGGGTTCGCAAGTTGAAGGACGGCAACGGCAACTACCTGTGGAGCCCCGGGCTTGGACCGGGCGGCGGCATCACGCAGGGCCTGCCACCGACCATCTGCGACGTGCCGTACCTGGTCAGCGAGTACGCGCCGAACACCTACACGACTGGGTTGTACGTCGCGATCATCGGCGACTTCTCGTACTACTACATCGCCGAGACGGGCCGCTACGAGCTGCAGGTTCTGGCCGAGCTGTACAGCGCGACGGACCAGATCGGCTACATCGGTCGCACGTACCTCGACGGCCAGCCGGTGCTCGCCGAGGCGTTCCAGCGCTTGAAGCTGGCCTGAGGAGGAAACAGCTATGCCACAACTCAACGAAAACGTCGCGATCGACTACGTCGGCGCCGCGGTGTCCAACGCCAACAACACCGACAGCAACAGCACGCGGCTGGACATGTCGGGCTGGGACGGCGTGGTGTTCATCACCACGATCACCGACAGCGCGGCAACCGGCGTGGCGACGCTGAAGGTCGAGCAGAACACCAGCGACAGCGACACCGGCATGACTGCGCTGACTGGCGCGTCGGCCGCAGTGACGTGCGCGGTGAACGACGACGTCAACGGCAAGATCTTGATCGTCGATGTGCGCGCGCCGCGTGAGCGGTGGGTGCAGGGCGTGCGCACCAGCGCGACGGCGAACATGGCGTTCGGCGAGATCCTGGCAATCCGGTACGGCCCGCGGCTGGCGCCGGCTGCAGCGAGCGCGACCACGGCAGCGGCGGCTGAGGTGGTGAGCCCGGCGGAGGTCTGACCATGACCTACAACAGCAGCAACTACAGCGAGCAGGGCGGCGCGTCGTGGGTCGTGGACGGCACGCTGACCGTCAACGGGACCATGACGATCGCGGCAACGGCGACGGTCGGTGTGCCACGCGTGACGAAAATCGCGCTGGCCGCCGTCGACACGGCGGGCGGCGTGTTCGCGTGGGCGAATCCGGCAGGCGCCGCGATCCTCGTGCACAGCGTGATGCTCGATGTCACGACGTTCACGACCGGCGCCTGCACCATCGACGTCGGTGTGGCCGCGAACGGCACGACGCTGAGCGATACGTTGATCGACGGCGCCAGTCTGGCGACGGCGGCAAAGGTGTTGAACAGCGCGACGAACGCCGGCACCAACGGATCGATGTCGCGCAAGGTCACCAGCACGCAGTTTGTCACCGGCTCGGTGGCGAGCGGCGCGTCGGCGGGCCTCGTCGGCAACGCGTACATCGTGTGGTCGGTGATCTGATCGCAGCGACGACCGGCGGGGCAACTCGCCGGTCGCAGCATCTCGGAGGTCATATGGCGATCATCAGCAAGAATGTCACGATCACGACCAGCGCGACGCTGATGCACACGTCGGCCAGCAATGGCTGCCGCATCTATCTGTACAGCGCCAGCGGCGGACAGGACATCACCATTGGTCCCGCAACGGTAGCGTCTGGCACGGGCTTTGTGCTATCGAGCAGCAAGACCAGCGAGCTGACCATCGATCTGCCGCCAGGCGACAGCCTGTACGGCATCGTGGGATCATCGACGCACACGATCCGCCTCACGGTAATGGAGTACTGACATGGCGCTGGGCCTGACCGTTACCGATCTGCGCGAGTACCTCGATCAGGTGCCGGATCGCGCTGCGCAGCGCGTGACGGTCACCGGCTCGCCGACTGGCGGCACGTACACGCTGACGTACCAGGGCGTCGCGACGGTCGCCATCGCCTACAACGCCACGCCAGCCACCGTGCAGGCGGCGATCACGACGGTGGCCGCGACGTCGGGCGACGCGTCGCCAGTGTCGGTGTACGGCAGCGCCGGCGGACCGTACCTGGTGGTGTGGT